TCTGCAACTCTTAAAGATTGTGTGCCTGAAATAGTTTCAGTATTGTAAACCCAATATTCGTCTACTTTCTTAACTACTTCAATGCCGTTTTTATCTTTATCTTTTGTTACTTCTTTTACTTTCTTGATATCAGTAGAGTCAATATATCTCAACTCCTTAATACCTTTCTTGACATTATCATTGTCAAAAATTATGTGATAGTGAATAGCACCATCAACGTACCAACGCTTAAAAATATCAGGTCCGGAATTATTAAATTCTAGTTTTCTAGTAATTACATCAAATTCTTCTGTAATAACTTTCTTGATATTATCTGAAGCATCTAGTTTATCTAGATGAATCAATACTGCGTCCTTATATGGATCTAATACAATTGCTTCATTAACAACATCGTCGATAGCAAGCTCTGCTTCGGGATTTTGTGAAGTCTCTCTGTATTGCCCAATCAAATCTTTCTGGTTTTTGAAAGATACGTCAAAATTGGTGGTGAAGGCGTTTATACCTCCACCGTTGATAACAGTGGAACCATCGTTTAAGTCCGGCGGGACGAAAGAGTTTGACCCCTTTTCAATCGTCGCAGAACCTAATTGTTTTTCAACTTTATAACCGAATAATTCCATTGTATATCCTAACCATTAATTTATATTATAATAATATTTATAACGGTTATATTATTACATATTACCACTGTTCCAAGTCACTGAGAACGTAACTGTGTACTCTTGTACAGCATCAGTAGTTTCCCAACTTAGGTCAATAGCACCGACCTCACTTGGCCAACCTTCAAGTTGAATTTGTCCTTTAGATTTAGATCCACCGGCTCTTGCTAATTGGTCAATGTATAATATTCTATGAGCTCCTGGAGTGCCACCTGAGTTTGCACCAGGTCCTAAATCAGAAGTTGGTCCATTGAATGAACTCAACCCTTCTTGCCATTTCATAAGAGCCTTTCTAACCGTAAAGTCTTCGTCATTGATGATAGTAACAGTCCAATCTTGGAATGTTCTGTCACCAGGAACTTTAATTTTACGGTTTTTATACGGAACTTCTATTACACCGACAGTCGCTGCTGGGAAAGATGCCGCCTTAGCGACAGCTGCTACGTCTCCAAACTCTATTCCAGCAAAACTCAATTGGAATAGATTGGGACGAGCATAATCACCTTTGCCAAATTGTTTTGTAAAATTTGCTACTTGCATGATTCTTCTCCTTATACTTGTCCAACAACTTCACTAAATGCAACACCAGACTTTGTAGCAACAAAGTTAAGTGTGATAAAGTTAATTGATTTGGACGGTTTAATGAAAATGCTAGCAACGAATTGATTAGCATCCACAACTTCTGGTGTATTATTAGAATCATCACATTTAACTAAGAAATCCTGCATTGCTTGTCTAGCCTGTAGTCCAGCAAGGTAAGGATTAACCATATTGTTAAAGTTGTTTCTAGTAAACGCATTGTTAAATTCAAACAAGAATGATTGAGCACTAATTGCGATTGCCTTTTCAATGATAATAAATAAACGACGAACATTGATACGATCAAACGCAGATGGTTTAGTCAACATTGTACGGTCGCCCCATAATACTGTACCCTGTCCAGGGAACGATACGATTGGGTTAATGCCATTAGGAAGCATATATAACTGATCACGATGTGTTTGTGAAGGATTATAAGCAAGTTTAACTACACCCTTAATATTACCACGGTTCAATCCAGCAGGACTCCACCATGCATCACGAACAGCATCAGTATTTGCCATAAGACCAGCAATATCACCACTAAAACCAATCCAACGATATGTATCATTGTACTTGTCATATGTGTACTTGTAACTACCATCAAAAGTTGCATATGAAGAAGCAACGTTAAATGAAGTCATTTTACGTGAAGCAATAACATTATTTACTGCATTAGTTGCACCACCTACGTTTACTACATCTTCTTTAGCAGGAGATAAAATTGCCATACAGTCCTTGCGAACTTCAGCAATATTCTCTACCATGTACTTTTGAACTGTATATGCAATTGCTTTAGATTCATTAGTAACACCACCAGCAATTAACAAATTAACGTCAATTTCATCAGCATTAGCAAGTTTGTCCCAACCAAATTGATATTCACCAGTTCCTACAGAATTTACATTCCATACTTCACCAGCATCAACACAAGCAGATTCGATATCAGCAATCTCAGCACCAGTAGAATCTGTACAGAAATCTCTAGTTGCATTACCGCCTGAGAAAGTGATATCTTCAGCAGAAGGATCCGCTGCAGTCCAAGTTCCACCACCAGTTGTACAAGTAGTTTCATCAGTAGATGTTCCGTCAGTACATGAAGCTGCAATTGTTGTAACATTTACGTTTGCAGAAACAGTCCAAATTAATTTGGACATCACGTTGATTTTTTCTTCCATCCAGATGTTATTACCAGAATTGTCTTTAGTACCTTCAACATTAGAAACTAAATAAGACTCTGCGACTTCACCATCAAATACCACTGCAATAGCAAGTTCACTGTTGGTTGAATCTGGTTGTACATCAAATGAACCAGCATATTGCCATGTATCCCAACCGTCTACACCATTTTGTGTATGAACTGAAATACCATTACCATATGTTCCTGGGTATCGAGCATAAAATGCCTCTGTTAATGTTCCTGACTCTTTTTGTGTGTCAAAATCTTCTGCATTTCTAATCTGCTCAACACCACCACCTTTTGATGCGTTAGTAGCACTATCGTCAACAACACGAACCACTTGAAGTGAGTTCGAGTAGTTTAAAAAAGATACTGAACTTAAAAAAGCAGGAAATGTATCATTAGTTGGTTTACCAAAAATACTAACTAGATCGTTCTCTGAGGCACATAGATATGGTTCATCTACTGGACCCCAAGTGAAACGACCAACTGTAGCACCTAAACTGGTTGCAACTGCGGGAATAGACGTTGTCAAATCGATTTCTTTCGTTTGAACGCCTGGACTTAATTGAAATCCCATTGTCATTCTCCTATATTAAATAAAATAAATCTCGAAACCTTATTATTTCGATACAACTATTTATAAAAACTGAGTTCTTAGAACAGCATACTTCCTGGTTGAACTGTCCATACCTCCCCACCTTCTACAACCACCTCACCGTCTTCATATCCATCACCATCAATAAATCCAAACGGAGTTAATTCTTCTTCAATCTCGTATATCTTATTTGCGTATAACCTTACTCGTAATTCCATGTCTGTTAATTCTTTAAACTCTGGTTGCGTTGATAACCAACTAAACATAACTAGTCCCATAACCATATCATCATGCCCATCACCTTCTGCCGCCCATGATTTACCTTTGGTTACAAACATTGATAATTCGGAAATAGTGTCTGGATCATTGACTATTAACTTATCACCTTCAATTAAATCTTTCATATTAGAACAACCAATTGCTTTTGTTCTACTCGTCATTTTACGTCCGAGTTTATTATGAATACCAGATTCATTAATTGTGTTATCGTACTCTAAGTCATAGTGTAGAATATTAGCAACTTCTGCTCCAGGACCATTTGATTCAATAATAACCGTTGCCTCGTTATATGCCTGTGCTACTTGCATTATGTAATGTGGGAATAATAGTGGGGAAATTTCATTTGACCTATATGTTGCAACTTGAACAAAAGGTAGTTTTGATACGTCAACAACATTCATTGATGAATAATCTTGTCCTCTTCCTTCAGCAACATCCACAGCAATAACGTATGCATTGTCCCTAACAGTTTCTTCATAAACTTTTAAGTCATCTTTTCTGTAAATGGGATCCCTCATAACAAGAGAGTGTAATTTAGCAGGGTTAATTAACGTGCCTGCCGAACCTAAGAATTCACATTCAAATTCTTGTTTGAATTGTTCTTCTGACGTATTGGCAATTGTTTCTGCTTTCCAAACTGTATCACGACCAGGAACGTCCCAATAGTTGATTTCAAATGCTTTATATGTATTTCTGCCTTCAACGGCATCTAACCACATCTTATAGAAGTGATTCATACCGTTAGGTGTTGAAACTATAATTACTTTAGAATCAGAACCAGACGAAATTGTAGGATATACTGAACGGAAAAAGTCCTCCGCCATACCTTGTTGTACGAACGCGAACTCATCTAGGAAAATCAAGTTGAATGAATAACCACGAATTGAACTTGAAGAAGTAGAACCAGCAAGTATTCTAGAACCGTTTTCTAGTTCAATAGAACCTTTGTTCCATTCCATCACACCTTGTT